GCGAATGACTAAGCCAACGCCCCAACAAATAAAACAAGCCCGCATTGACGCGGGCTTAACCCAATCCGCCGCTGCCGCACTGATACGTCAAACAACGAGGGCGTGGCAGCAATACGAGGCAGGCGATCGGGAGATTAGCCTGACCGCTTGGGAGCTTTTTTTAATCAATACAAAAAAACAATTGTTGCACAATTAAATATTTGTGCTACACTATATCCAAGTCAAGAAATTGACTAGCCCACTCAGGGCGAGCTGGCTGGCAGCGTAACCAGTTCTTGATGTGCAATTTTTGCACGGGGGAAATGCCATGAACAACGTATCTAAATATATAACCTTGGCCCACAGCCGTGGTTTTTCAGGACGCACCGGAAAAGGTGCTATCAGGTTTTTGAAAGAAAACAAACCCAAACCAAACGCCACCCCGCTTTATGAAAGGGGCGTTGTGTGCGCCCGAAAAAAAGACGATAGAGCACGTGACCCTAGCCGTTTTTTGAACGGCCTCAACCCCTACCCATATCGGGTAGCGGAAAGCCGCTGGGCAGGCGGCGACCATTCGACCTTTTGGAGCATTGCCGATGCTCCAAAATGCTGGGCAAAATCCGAACGGGTTTGGAGTGGCAATGGAAAATGGAGCGGAAACGACTCCATGGCGTTTTTTTATGTCACCGCGCGTGCGGTGGCTATAACTAAAGGCAGCTTGACCATAGGCGGTTTGGTGACTCTTGACTTGGAGCGGGTAGCGCCGCGTGAGTACCGCGCAGTTTGGGCTGAGCAAAGCCGAGGCGTAAGCCTTAAGGCTGTCCAAGGATGGATTATCCGAGGCCACCACATAACTGGTGGAACGCTGGAAGCGGCTCGCAAGAAAGCCGCCAAGGCCAGAGCGGCGCAGCTTGAGTCTGCAAAAGCTCAGCGTGACCAGCGCAGAAGCCACCGCGATTACAAGCGGGTCTGGGTGGGAGTTAATGACAGCCTATCCGCAGGCAACTGCCCGCAAGGCACGGCCCAAATGCAGCGGCTAATATGCCGCGCGTTGGGCGGCGATATCGGGGCTGTCAGGGCGGACATTTTACTAAAACACCGAGACGACCGTTTTACCCGCCGCGCGGTGGCTTACGCAGCAAGCCATCACTAAAACCCTGCCAAGGTTGGTCATCTTGATTTTTACCCGCACTGGGCAACTGGTGCGGGGTTTTTTATATTTTTTGGAGAAAATAATGAGCTACAGAACAGTTATTTACCTATCCGGGCGCACATGCGCTTGGATAACAGACACCACCGCCAAACCCGACTTTGGCGAAAAGGCCCGTTGGAGTGTGGCGGTTAATGCCACGGTTGATCAGTTTAGATACCTGATCCGGAACTCGCTCCCCGATCTGTCCAGGGACGAATGGACAATCATTCTGAACGTCTACGCCGGATGCTATTTTCCGGCGCATGGCATACCAGCCCGGATAGCGTCTGATATGCTCGATAACGTGGGAGTTGATAGCATCGAGGACATCACCAATGAGGACTACAAAGCATTGGCTATCAAGGTCTACGGCATGACACAGATTGAGCAGTTTGCTATTTTGTATTTTGTCCAGATTTTTTTTGCAAACAAATGGAATATGGAATGGGACGACATAGTGGCGGCTATCAAATCTAAATTTTAATCAATACCCGCACTGGGCAACTGGTGCGGGTTTTTTTTGGGGTAAAATATGGGTAAACACAAAAAATCGAAGCGATTTTATCATTATTGACTTTTATTTTATGGCTTTTCCGGTGGCATAAAAAACATTGTCTTTTAACGATAAAAAATCAAGTTCGGTCAATCTTTTTATGATTGCATCAAACTTTTGCTTTTTACAGCCCCAAGATGCAGCAGTTTCGTAAAGCTCATTTTTTTTAATGCCATTTCTTGCCCTCATTTCCAGGAGCATTGGTTTTATAAACAACGTCATCGGCAATTCTTCGGTCATAAAATTTTAATCAATCCACGCTCAATAAGGAGGGTGTTAGTCTCAATGACACCCTCATAATGCGCCAGCAGCACATCCTGTTTTGTCATCCATGACGGCCTGATACCTTTGTCGATAGCATCATGACATGCACTACAACAATACGCCCCCTGCTTGCTCTTTATCCCCATGCCCTTGCCAAAACGGACACCGTTTACATGGGCAAAAACAGTGGTTTGCGGATCACCATTGCACACATCAGGCAATCTGACGGTGCATTGTTGCCCTTTTGCGCTGTGCATGATCTTACGCATAACCCTTTAATATCTCTAACGCTATGCCAGACCTTACGCAGTCATCAACGTTAAACTCAGCCACGCCCATGTAATCCGATTTACCAAACCGTTCGACCGCATCACTCAGGCCGGACTTGCCCCTAATGTCTTTTTGCGCCAAATCGCCGTCTATCACGACTTTGCAATCTTCACCAATCCGTGTCAAAAACAGTTTCATTTGTTCAGGCGTGGTGTTTTGCGCTTCATCCAACAGATAAAAACAGCGGCTAAATGTCATGCCCCGCATGAATTCCAATGGTTTAAACTGTATCCGACCCGCTTTCTTCAGGCCGCCCACATTGCCTTTGCCCAGCCGCTCTTCCAATACCCTCTCTATCGGCTCCATGAATGGCGCAAACTTTTCTGACAGTTCACCCGGCAACGCGCCCCAATCCCTGCCGGCCTCCACTCCGGGCCTTGTGACTATGATGCTGTCTATCTCGCCATTTGCCAGCATTTCAGCAGCAAACGCCATAGCCACATAGGTTTTGCCCGTTCCGGCGGGGCCGACTGCAAACGTGATGATATTCGACCGCAAATGGGCAAGATACCGCTTTTGTGCCGCAGTCTTTGCAACCAGCGGCTTTCTGATTATCGGCTCTTCAGTGTCGATTTTTTGCTTTTTGTCCTTATATTTCGCCAAACACCACCCCCAACTCCCCGCCAAACGCAAAAACTTGGTGCATATAGTCCGCAAATTCCGCCGTGTTTAAATCCGTTGTGGACATTGTCAATATCCGCTCCCCGCTTGGCAGATAACCCCATTTTTCCACGCCCTTGGCGCAGGATTCCGGTAAAAATTCGCGTTTGCAATGCTCATGCAGCACCTCCGCGCTAAACCGCCTGTACCCAATCCATGATTGCTTGCTGATGTCACCCAATGCAGCCCACATCAGCTTGTTTTGTTGGTTGCCACGCTTGCGCTTGTGCAGTGCAATCGTGACTTGGTGGCGTGGCTCAATCGGTAAATTGGTAATGGCATTGATAGCCAATGATTTTGTGCGCTTGTCTTTAATTATGTAATGTTGCATTATTTATTTTATTTGTATTGACAAACGAATTAACATTAGTCATGATATACCCACGTTAGACAACGTGACCGACCAGGCGGAACCTGGAAATTTAAGGGGAAATAAAATGAATAAAATTGATGCTATGAACATCCTAAACATGACCAAGCTTACGCAAGAAATATTAAAACTCGCGTACCGTAAAGCTTGCGCAAAATACCATCCCGACAAGAACCCTGCCGGACTTGAAATGATGAAGGCCGTCAATGTGGCATACGACACATTGAAAGGGCTTGAAGATGAAGAAATCTTCACCCCCAACACAGGGAATGAACATTTTTTTGGGGATTTACTGAACGATGCTCTTAACGCAGTCATAGATTTAGAAGGTGTGAATATCGAAGTTTGCGGCAATTGGGTATGGCTATCAGGCAACACCAAACCGCACAAAGACGCGATAAAAGCCGCCGGGTACTATTGGGCAAGCAAAAAAATGATGTGGTATTTTCGCCCTGCTGAGTGGAAATCAAAGAATCGTGGCGCGTGGGACATTGACAAAATACGCGAAACGCATGGAAGCCACGCGGTGAAATCAAAAACCAGAACAAAGCTTGAAGCTTAAGAAGCCAGCCCCGCCGCCAAGGAAGGCGGCTACGGTGCGCTAAGGCAGGACTGACAATTTTATTATAGAGGATTTTATGGAGCACGGCAATAAAGGCAATAAAAACGCTCAAAAATCTGACCAGCCCGCACAAAGCTGGCTTCAGGTTCGGGTAACTACCCGTGACAAAGCCGCGTGGGTTAAAAAAGCTCAGCTTGATAACCTTAAACTGTCTGAATGGGTGATTAAAAAGCTTAATGAACAGTGACATAAACGCTCCCCGCCCGTGCTTTGTCCACCACAATTTCAACAGCTTTTATCTTAATCCGGCTGTCATCAATGCCCAATGCATCCGCCATGCCATCCCTGCCCGACTTAAACGAGGCAATCAGGTTATCGTCATCGCGTTTCCGGTTTGTGGCAAAACAAAATTGCAGGGTGATTTCAATCGGTTCATCGACATGGTTATGCTCCAGCCAACACAGCGTAGCAAGGTGGCAATCGCGGCGATATTTTTTAGCCGCTTTGGCTTTTACCCGCCAATGCACACGGGCATTAGGGCTAAGCGTGGAAGGGGGCAAGGGAAATATGATCATCAATCACCGGAAACGATAAATAAATTCCCTATACGCTTCGCTTGGTGTGCGGGCGGCAGCAAACTTTTTACCGCACATGCACAGCCAAATTCCCCCGCGTTTAATCAATTTTGGTTTCATTTATTATCCTTTAAAAAGTCATTAAAATCATAAGCTATGCCATGGTCTGTAAAAGGTTCGCGGTCTATCAGCAATGACACCTTGGCCTTTATCCCCTTGTTAGACAGCCTTTTAGCCAGCGTGTACGCCGCCGCTTGTCCGGTAAAATTAGCATCTGAATCAGCGTAAATCATCACCGTTTTGACATTTTCCGGTATCTCAACAGTTGCCATGCCATTTGCCGACACCGCCGCCCAAACCGGCATAGACCCCGACAGCCGATGCACAGCCAATGCCGTCTCTATCCCCTCGGCAATGCCCAATGTCATGACGGGTTCAACGGCAACGCCACGTTCCACGCTTGGCAACTCGCATGGGGCAAACAGCCTAACCGCGCCGCCATCAATGTGCTTTGCAACGGGCAAATTCTTTCGTGGAACAGGCACTTTAGCCTTGTTTCCATCTTGTAAATAAGTAATTTGATAGGTGGCGAGCTCCCCAGTGGGTGTGCGTATCGCCGCCACCATTGACGGAAAATCGCCCAGCTTATTATCACCATCCCAGCACGGTAATGACGGATGGTAATAAAGGCTGTCTTGTTGCCACGGGTACAGCCCACGGCTTGACAGGTACAGGCTGACCGGATCACCGTCTCGTATTTTTTTCAATCCGGTATGTATTTTCTTAAGCTTTTCCGCATTTTTTTCGTAGTCTATCGCTTTGGTTTCTTGCACACTGACCCCGCCAATGATGTTCCTGATTGATTCGGCACATGTTTTAAAATCCATCCCCGTGTGCCGCATGATTAACTTGATGCCCTGCCCCGCACCGCAGCCGGAACAAAAATAATTGCCATCGCCGCTTGAATTGTCAAACCTAAAGCGGTCACGACCACCGCACAATGGGCATGGGTGGTGCTTGCCGTTCAAAATTTTCTCATTAATGCCAAAATTGACAAGGATACCAAGCCACCTTCCCCGCGTTTGGTCAGCCAATTCCATTAGCCTTGTTTCCTTATAGCTTTTCGGTAAGCTATTGATTCCCTTTTGATATAGTTTCCAACTTCACGGGAAACAGGCACTATGGGCATGTTGTCAAACCATCCCCAATCCGGCTTTTTATCGGGATAAATGCTCTTGTACAAATGCCATGCGCGTTCCCTTGGTGTTTCGGGATTTCCATACGCGCGGGTATAGCTGTAAATTTGCGCCAGCAATTCTTTGGGTGTAGCCGCCACCACCTTGCCGTTTAATTTAATCTCTTCCAGCGTTCCAGCTATGGCGATAACATTGTTCTTACGCACCCGAACATGACCGCAATGGGTGCAGGTGTCGCCCCGTGTTTCCCACAACGCGCCGCATTCAGGGCATTTTGCCGCGTCTTTTTCTTCTTGTTTTGGTTCGAGTTTTGGTTTTTCTTTGCCGTCATCCAAAACGGTAACGCCATTGTTATAAAGGTCTTCCCAGTCATCCTTAAACCGTAAATAGTTACCGCTATGGTCTAGCCATATAGCCGCCTCTTTGTCGGCATGGGGGCGCATGACACGGCCCAACTGCTGAACGTGACTGGAAAATGACTTTTTAAACGGACGTGCCGATATGCCGATCATCACGTCGGCTTGGTCAAATCCTTTTGTGAGTATGTCAGTGGCAATCAATCCTTGTATGCTACTGTTTTCTTTCGAAAATTCTTGCAGCATATCGCGCTTGTAGTCGTCATCTTCTTTGTAGCTAAGATTGACAAAGTTATGCCCAGCCTCCTTAAACTTTTGCGCCAAATCCTGACCATGGGCCACGCCTGCACAAAAAACAATAGTCTTGCGTGGGCCGCCAAATATCTCATGAGTTTTTTTAATCCACTCGCTGACAATATCGCCGGTGATCTGTACACCACGGCTAATGGCCTCTTGTTGTGACCATTCCCCTGCAACAGTTTTTGCCCCGGACATGTTGATTTCTTTGGCGATAAACACGCGCATGGGCGACAAGTTGCCCAGCTCTTCAAGTGCTTTTGTAGTCGTGCCACTGACCACATTGTCATAAATTGCCCCTAGTCCTTTGGTAAACGGGCTTGCCGACAATCCAATGACGTTTATTTTTTGGTTATTTTTTATGAACTCGTTGATTGATTTTCTGGAATTGTGTGCCTCGTCAATGATCACCAAGCTGGCATCAGGAAAGCCACCGCACGCTTCGATGGTTTGGGCCGAACAAATTTGTATGGCTTTGTACGGCAAATAGCGCGGGTGCTTTGCCATCAAAACGCCATGGTCGATCATGTATTTCATAAGCCGTGCGCTGGTTTGCTCAACCAATATGCGCCTGTCCATGATCATAATTGCCCTATTGCCACGCTCCATAGCAGCCTGCAGCATAGCTATAGCTATTTCCGTCTTACCGCCACCAGTAGGCAGGTACAAAATCTGTGACCTATGCCCCGACAGAATGCCTTTTTTAATTTCAGTTATCGCGGATTGTTGGTAGGGTCTAAGTTGAAGCATGACGCGCCTCCAGCCTCTCAAACTTCCTTTTCCAATAAGCGCACAACTTCTTCAATTCAGCGTTTTCGTTGATTAATCCGTTAATCCGATCCTGCAACGCGTTCTGTATGTCGCGTGCCTTTTGGGCTTCCTTCACTGCCGTTGTCACTTGGTCGTTCGACTCAAAAATCTTGACCAGGCTATCTATTTCTTTCTTCAGGTCGTTGTTGACTGCATCCAGTTCGTTGATAACCTCATCACCCCGCGCGGCTTCTTGCTTTAGAAGCTCGTTTTCTTTAATAATCGCTTCGGCCTTGTCCGGTGTGAACTGCTTAGGCTTTTCCGCTGGCTTATCTACAACTTCGGTAAACTCCCCGTCAATCGGCTCTTTACTTTCGGCTTTCGCCTTGGCTTCCATCCGTTCACGTTCTAACCGCTCCCTGTCCAGCCGCTTTTGTTCGGCTTCCTGTTCCTGTGCCAAGCGGTGGGATTCGGCCTGTGCCAGCATCTCAGGGGTGGCTTCGCGTATCGCTTGGGTGATGCTGTTTATTGTTTTTTCGCCTT